TTCACCAACTGAACTGATGCTGTAGTGCTAATCGTTGTTGAATGGTTGCCTGCAATCGTTCCAGATGGCAAAGCATCGCCAGCTTCAGAACGGATATACATTGATGCATTTGTTACCGTTGCATTCTCAAAGATTTGAGAAATACCGTTTTGAGCACGACCGAGACGTTCACGGAAGTAGACAAATCCCTTGGCTCCGGCGGGATTGGTGATCGTCTGCGAAGGAATCGTGCCGCCAGGACCAGCAGTAGCAGTGAACTGCGTTGGGCTCGGTACCGTAGCGACAACCAATGCAGGATAGTTTGCTAGCAGGTTAGAGCAGTCACGAATGCCAATGCTTTTACCAACACTCAACCCATGAGGTGCAACAGTGTCAACTGTTAGCGTAGTAGTAGCTTGGCTGATTGAACTAATTGCAAGATCTGGAACATCAGGCAATGGGTCCTGCGTATCAATCATCTCGATTGAGAACTCTTGCCCAAGAGTTCTTTGAGACATGCTCAGTCCAATAGCAGCTTCAATCGGCAACGAAACTCGGCCAATTGACGTAATTGCAGTCTCAGTTCCAGCCGTTAGCGGATCTTTTGAGATGACAAGATATGAAGCAGCAGCCGCGTTGCCGTCAACATAGACAAGATCGCCAGAGGCTTTGCTCTCCGCCCACTTCCCACCGTTAACCGGATCGTAAGCCTCAAAAGCCTCACGAAATTTGTTGGTCATATTCTGAGAGATTGAAGTAATAACTTCAGAATATGTACCGTCCAACATATCGACATTGCGTCGTGCAACATCGTTATAACTCTTGATGATGTCAGCCATTCTCACTCCCCCGGAGAATTAAAGTTAAGAAATACGGTACCACGAATTCGTGGACTGTACGAAGCGCATTCTAAAAAATGCGTTTGCTGCGAGCGTTGTAGGCGCTCCGAATGCTGCAGTTGCGCCATTCAGTGCCAACGTGAACGTAGTGATGATCTGGGTCGTTGTGACCAGAATTTCAGTGCCGTTGGGCGTTGTCGTGTTCAGTGGCAACGTTACCGTCCCGGCTGCTAGCGTGCCGGTAGGTTGGATCAGAATCCATTGTGGGCCGGTAGGCGTAGGCACTGCAATGTTGAACCCGGTGCCAGGCGTATAAACGTTCGTGGCTACCGTAGGGCTTGCAAAAGTCTGCTCAAAGTAATCGAGCAGGGTACCGATAGAAACGCGCCGAGCATCGCCGTTGTTCGGACTGTAGACGGGCAATTGCTCACCCGATGAAATGCTGGACATCAACGGCAATTGATTGATCTGAGCCATATTTACCCCTCAATTGAATTCTAGTGGACCATCAGGGCCAACGGTAACAGGATCCACTGGTGGCCGAATGAATGGACCATCGTAAACGCGCCAGGGCTTGTTTCCAGCGCCAGACGGCAATGAACCTGGGAGCTGCTGCTGTGGTGGCACAGTGGCCCGCTGCAGCAGTACGTCATAGCCTTGCTTGGCCGATGCCTTTGTCTCGATTGCGACTTGCTTGCCGTAGCTCGGTGCGAGCCGGATGGCAAGGTTGAGAATCACGGCTTCATTCGCAGAATCAGGAACGTTTGACTCCTCGTCGAGATCGCTATCTTGAGGGCTGGATGGCAACGGATAGCCGAGGCGAATGCCCTTGCCGTTCCAGTCAGCCATCAACGCATCAAGACGACGCAGCGCCGATTGGAGCTGCTCAGGCTGCAGGTCAAACACGTATGACGCCAGCCCGATTTCTTCCAGTGCTGCAGTCACGAACTGGCGTTTTGTGTATCCCATCACTTGCCCCCGATGGCTTCTTCAATACGTTTCAATAACAGCGCGTCAGTAGTGCGCCCATCAAACTTGATCCCAAGCTCACGGGCTTTCAGTTCCAACTCCTCGCGCGTCACTGGCGAATCATCCACTGATTCCGTGGAATCGTCCACAGATTTTGATGGATTCAGGAATGCATCCACGGCCGTGACAAGGCTCTCGCTCCATCCATCGGCCAGCAGATGCTCAAGTTGTTTCGAGTCTTCAGCGACGGCAGAACTATATGTGGTGCCACTCGGCCCGAAATTGGCTCCTGGGCAACGATAGACAAAAACAGGGAACTCCATCACTTGCCTTTTTTGGACGGTGCCTTGCTAGGCTTGCCTGCCTTCGTCGCAGCAGTGCGAGCGGTAGACAGAGCAATCGCCACAGCTTGTTTTTGTGGCTTACCAGCCTTCATTTCCTTAGAAATGTTGGAGCTGATTGTCTTCTGGCTATAACCTTTTTTGAGCGGCATTTCACTTGCTCCAGTAAGAAGCCCGAGGATCGCTCCCCGGGCCAGGTTTACAGCTTAGGAAATACGATAAACAACAAACGTATCAGCAGCAGTCTTGCGCACGCGGAAGCGAGCTGCAGCGCCGGAGGTGCCAGCGGTAGCAGGTGCGCCAACGATGGTCACGTTAGTGTTAACGGTGATCGTAAGAGCAAAAGCAGCCAGGGTCACAACAGAGAAGTCGAAGCTATCACCAATTGCGAACTCGGAAGCCGCATCAAGAGCCGCGCCGGTTGGCAATTGAATGTTGCGGCCAGCGGTAGGCGTAGCAGTCACGATGCCGCTCAAAAGAGCGGCAGGAGTGAAGGCCATGGAACCGCCGTCAGCGATGTTGGTAGGATCGCCTTGGACTTGATTGTTAAGACGGCCTTGCTGCACCTGGGGAGACGTGCCAACTTCGAAATAAACTTGTTGGCTGCCAGTCGATTCAACAACGATGGTTGCGCCAGAGGCATATGGACCAAAAACGGTTTGGCCATTGCGCACCGTACCGATCAAGGTAGTTTGGTCGGGGTAGTTCGGGAATCCGATGGTACGGGAAACCTGAGCCTCGCCCTGAGTGAACACAGCGATAGATTCGCCAGATGGAATAGTGACGGTGGCTTCGCCATTCACTGCAACAAAGTTAGACATGATTTTCCTTTCTGAATTTTGAAAAGGCCGGGATGACCCGGCCCGTTATATCTTAGGTCTGCGAGAACATGATCACGCCGGACATCTCTGGCTGCTTGTTCACAACGCCGAACAGAGTATCCAGACGATACTTGGTCTTCATGGTGTTGATGTCGTATTGCTTCTGCATGACCAGTTCGATACCTTGGTCGGTGGAAGCACGCATCACAGCAGCGCCAGCGTCAGAAGGAACAGCATAGCGGCCAGGCAGGATCTCGAGCGAATCACGCTGCCAGAACGGGTTCACAAAGTTGCTGACAGTGTTCAGGAACACGATAGCAGCATTGGAAGCCGTGGTGGTTGCAACACAGTTCTGATACTGGACTTCAGCATCGGTGCCACCTTGAGCGGTAATCAGAGGGGGGCTGATGACCAGGGTGGTAGAGCTGGGCACAGAGATGACGCGGAAGGTCTTCAACTGGCCGGTATCGCCCTTGGTGATGTGGTGCACAGCGTTGATGCCAGCAATCGTGAACGCATCGCCAGCGGCGACGTTGGTCGTGCTGGAAATGGTGATCGTCTGGAAACGGTTATCAACGTTCGAGGTTTCACCGGTAGCAGCGACCGAGGTGGCCTTAGGAACGTAGTAATTGCCAGCAGAAGCGCGAGTATCAACGGTCAGACCTGCACCGCCAGCAGCTGCAGCCTTGCGGTTAGCGTAGTCAAACTTATACGTGCCGAAGCTTGCCATCTCGCCGACGAATGCCTTGCGCAGTGCGCGATCACTGATCTCGTTACCGAAAGAGCGGGAAGCTTTCGAAAGGTCGTTAGCCATGCCGTTGTAATCACGGGTGGACAGGGCAAGGAAACGATCGTAAGAAGGAACGCCTTGCTCGTTCATGATGGCTTCGCACTGGGCGACGTCATCAAAGCCGGAAGCAGCAGAAGTGCGCTTCACGAACAGGGTGCCTTGATTGGCGGCCACGTTCATGATTGCCACGTTGATGTCAGAAGCCAGCTTTTGCTTGGCAGCATCACCGAGGCGACCCTCTTGCAGGCTGTCACGCAATTCGGTTGCGGTCATGACCCAGGGGACAGACTTGCTAAAACCGATGGTGGCAGGCACAGACAGTTGGGTGAAGTCGTCGAAGTTTGACGACATGTCGGTGCCACTGTAAGAGGTGGCAATGTAGGGTTGTGGACGCCAGATAACGTTGTTGGTACGCTCCATCATCGTTTGATCGGTGCGGTATACAGCGACGTTTTTGCTCAAAACCAGAGCATCCTGAAAGCCTTCGAGGATGTCCTCAAACGCGACCCGTTCTTCTTTCGAAAATGAATTAGCCATGATATTTCCTTAAGTTTAGTTGCGCTTCTGCCGACGATATTCCATGACCTTTGTATAGTCACCAGTTCGTTCAGCTTCAGAGCGTAGCCTATTGAGTGTTGAATCAACCGACGCAGAAGATACTACACGCCCAGAATTCTGAACGATTTTCTCCGGTGCCGGAGCTGACTTGCGATTGCTGACTTTCAAATCTTTCTCCAGTCTGGCCACCGCGAAAGCAAATTCCACAGGATCACTGAGTTTTGCAAGTTCTGCGGCCTTCTTTGGGTTCTTCCCAAGAGCGTAAACAAGCAGAGCAGGATTATTCGCACCGCGAACAATGATGCCTTGCTGTGTCACATTAAAGAGTTCTTGAGCAGTGGCTTCCGCATCTTCGTAATCCTTTACTTTGAGCTCTGCCTTGTTTCTTGAATAGGCTTCCAACCTATCCTTCCACACCTTATCTTGATCGGCCTGTTGCTGCCGAACCTTCTCAGACTCAAGTTCGAATTTACGTTTCTGCTCGTGCCATTCCTCAAGCTTTTGCTCGTACAAATCCGCGTCGTAATCAAAGTGTTCTAGTTTCGGCTTCGGCCCTGGTTCACCGATTTTTTGCTCAGGTTTTTGGAAACTTTCAAGCCTTGATTGCAGCTCACGGTTTTGGCGTTGCAAATCTCTATGCGACTTCCTTAGCTCTCGCACCCATTCAGGTGCTTTCGTTTGCTCAACTTCCTGGGGTGGCGATTCCCCATCAATCGAAACAACAACCTCGTCCTCCGCCTCTTGATCGTCTTGAGCTTCAGATTCCTCGATAACTTCTGAGGTTTCCTCCGCAACATCTTCAACAATCTCAAGTTCCTCGGACTGGATGTCCTCCGTATCGTCTGCCTGTTTCATTTTTGATCCCAAACTCACCCGAAATAGGCCGGGTGGATGCCTTTACATAATTCTGATCCTATTGTAACGGATTGACAATAGGCATTCCTTGTGGTTCAGGAATAACGTTTTGCTGCGATACCTTAGCCGCGTTGATTGCAATATCTTGCTCTGCAATCCCAGCCTTGGCCATCGTTTCAGCCGTCTTAGCCCGCGACAATTCAGCGTCTGCAATCGTCTTGACGGTATCCGCCCTAGCCTTGGCAGCCTTCGCCGTTGCTTCTTCTGCTGCGGCCTGCAGGAAGATTGCATTCGGATCTTGACGACCTTTGGCCTCGGCCTGCATCTCTTGCGCTTCTTCGTCAGTTGGCTTGATAACGCCAGCGCGAACCATCTGCTTGCGGAAATATTCGCGGATGTCGCTGATTCCCTCGCCTTCCATGTTCATCAGCGCCATGGATTGCAGGATCTGTTTGGTCTGTGGATCGTCCGTAATCACCAGCATCCCGGTCAGCGCCTTGACCATCGCGGCCCGTTTGCTCTGGCTGCTCGGTCCAACATCAACATCCACGTCGAAATTTGCCGAGGTCAAATCGTTTTCAAGCTCGACTTCTCCAGTCTCGCCGATGACTGGCCTCATCATCTCGATCTGTGACGTCTTGCCTTCAGGAGAGACCGTTTTCATCTTGCGGCCTTCCTCGACGTAGATTTCTTTGGCCATCGAGAGCCAAATCTCACCAGAGCGCCGCTGACCCTTGGCAAAGTTTGACATGTAGATGTAGGCCTGCATGTCAAGACGCTGCTGGATCATCTCCACGGCTTCGCCGCTGATGTTCGAGACGACCTTATCAGCACCAGCCTGATTGCCTAGGATCTCCTGCATATCCTGTTCGGTAATCTGCAGCAGTGCGGCCATGGCCGGAGGAACCTGGGGAGGCTTGGTATATGCCACCGGGCCGCCGATCTGTTGGGAGCCATCTGGACCCGTGATCGGATTCACCAGCAAATACGGATAGTCCTTGAGGTTATCCTCGGCCCACATCATTTGATGCCCGGCAACCTGCTCAGGGGTCATGATCGGCTTTTCAACGCTAGACAGTGCGCTGATCTCGCCCAACTTGCTAAGCTGCATGTTCTTGAGCCGCTGAGCATCCTTGGCCAGCCTAACGTGCCCCATACACCGCTCAATGTTGTCCACAAACCAGCGTTTACCGTACACAGGCACGATTGGGATGCAATTGCCTGCAATGTAGCCAGCATCCTCAAGCACTCGGCCACCGCTCATGATGTACTTATGCACACGCTTGCGCTTGATCTTGCGTTGCCTGACTTCACGAGTACCGATTGCGGCCAGGGTGTTCTCTAGCTCTGGATCGTTCTCAAAATCGGCTTCACGGTACTTTTCTTCAGTGCCGTCGATAGATTGAAAGATCCGCAGGGTCTCGGATACTTCTTCAACCTCATAGTATTCGGCCACGTAAACAACGTCCGGGGTGCACCAGTCAAACTCAAACTGGTGAATGATCTTCGGCCAATCTGACGGATTGTCATCCCACATGTCTCTGTAGGATTCACGAGTCATCGAGGTGATGACGTAGCAGTGCTTTGCATCGCCTTTGTCTTGCCGCTTTGCATTCAGGTCAAAGAACACAGAGCTATCAGCATCAAAGATAGGCTCGATTTTGATCCGCTGACGCTCGTTATCTTCGTCTGACTCGTCCTCGTACACAGTGCGAAGACGCCAAGCACCGAAGCCACCAGCAACAGCTTCCTCAAAGGCGTTGTCGTAGGCTTCCTCGGCCACAGAGTCTTTCTCATCAGCTCTGAACAGTCCGTCGCAGACATCGGCTAGGCTCTGCTCCTGGTCGTCCTTGCTGACGTAATCAACCGTGATCCTGTTGTTCCGATACTCGTTGATGATACGAATGACGGCTAGGTGAACCTTGTTTACCTCGAACTTAGGTTTGTTCTCGTAAATATCCTGCAGCGGCCCCTCCCACTGAGCACCTGCCAGCGAATAGAAGCGCCGATCCTGAAGACATTGAAGCCGCTCATCGCGCAGCGCCGATTGAATATCATTAAACTGCCTGAGCGCTCGCTGATGTAATTCAGCAAGCCGCTGTTCTTTTGACATGCGTGCCATAAATCGCCCCTTTTAGCAAGAGTCTACCATTTATTAAAACTTGGGATAGGCACAAAACTAGTTTGCCTTTGAACAACTGCAGCACGTCTTACACCTTCACACGCATACCTCAATGCGTCGATGACGTGGTTTTGCTTGTCCTGAAGAACAGGCAGTACCTTGCCAGTCAGCGGGTCCGTTTTGTAGCTGTAGAACGTCAGTTCGTCAATTGTGTGGATGCATCTAGGATGCACAACTATGTCATAAGACTTCAGCCACTCAACACCCTCGACAACTGAATCCTTACCTTTGACAGCCGCCATGATCTTTGGGAATCCATGCTTACGCATGTGGCTAATTGTCTCTGGCCTAGAGCTATCAGCCACCATTGGCCACTTCTCAGCCTCAGGCACCGTCATGAACAAGTCTGGCGTGTTCATGATCTCACAGCCGATCATATAAGCCTCATGGTCAATGTAGAGCGTGCGACCGACAATGTGACAACGAACCAAGACGGTCGGATCAGACGCAAAACCCCAGTCAGCACCGAGGCGATGGATAGCGTCCTTTTGTGCCTCGAACTCCTCGACGCGCCAGTTTCTGAAAACGCGCGAGGTGCTGTTCGTCAGATATCCGCCACGCCAGACGTGAGCGTACTTGTCGGGATCGCGCGCCAGATCGTATTCCATCTCTGCACGAAGCACTTCAGGAAACCAAGGGTTTTCGTTGAAGTTTACTTCTAGCACCACAGCGTCGGGTGGTGGCTTGTCGCCACGTAGAAGATGATCCACAGGATCGCTGGCCTGGCTCGGGTTCCAGGTGAACCAAAGCTCGGATCCTGGCTTGCGGATTGTCGGACGCAGCAAGTCCAGACTGCGCTGGCTCAAGCTTTGCGCCTCCTCGACCCAGGCGCAGTCGTATCCTTCAAGCGATTTGATCGAGTCAGCCGTGTGATTCTGCATCCCCTGGAAGATGATGAGCCCGTCGCCCTTCTTTGACTTGATGCAAGCCTCTTGCACTTCGAAGTAGGCGCCAGCGTTCATCTGTTCGATCTTCAGCTCCAACAGCCTTTTAACAGACTGAGCCAGAGACTTCTGCACTTCTCGAACGCATACACTGCGCCGCTTCTGATCCATGAGATGCGCCTCAATCAGCATCTCAGCGAAGAAATGAGACTTACCAGACCCCCGACCACCATGAGCGCCTTTGTAGCGTGCTGGCTCAAGCAATGGTAGAGCCCATTGTGGGGTTTGGATCTGTAGAACCGTCATTTGACGATGACGCGCTCAATGCGGCGGAATTCAATCGGAGCCCCGTCTGCGCCGGTGATTTCGTGCTGCTGAACTTCCTTCCAGCGCATCTGGGTCTTGGACCACCAGATGGCCGCCGTGGTGTCGCCTGCCATGACCTTCTGAAATAGGGTTTTCCCTACCTGCCCGTTGGCCTTGGCCTTGCCCGAGATCAGTTCCTGGGCAAAGTGCTTGCGCAGGGTGTCGGTGTCGATGCCGTCGCGCACCAGGACTGCGATCTGCTCGATGGGCAGGCCGTATCCGGACAAGGCCTCGACCTGTTTGCGCTCGGAGTCGGTGGGCACAAAGGACGGCCTTCCAGCCCCTTCGCGCGCCCCTCCGCTGTTTGGCCTGGGGCCGCCGCGCTTTTTTGTAACCGATTTTTCAGCAGCGTCAGGCTGCTTGGGGTTCTGCTTTTTCGTCGCCATTTTTAACCTCCGCGAAAGGTTTTCCAGTTTCTGCGTGTGTTGCCTGCTTGCCGGTGAACTCCTGCCAGCGCTTGACGATGACGTCACAGTAGCGTGGGTCAAGTTCCATGATCATGGCAGTGCGGCCGTTCTTCTCGGCAGCGATCAGGGTCGTGCCCGAGCCGCCGAACGAGTCGAGCACGATATCGCCGCCCTTCGTGTTGTTCAGCAGTTGGTACTCGAACAGCGCCACCGGCTTCATGGTCGGATGCTCACCGTTGCGTGCTGGCTTGTCGAACTCCAGGATGGTCGTCTGCTTGCGATCCGCTGCCCAGAGGTGTGCAGCACCTTCTTTCCAACCATAGATGCAAGGCTCATGCTTGAAGTGGTAATCCTTGCGTCCCATGATCAAACTGCTTTTTTTCCAGATCAGAATCTGGCTCATCTTCCAGCCTGCATCCTTTACTGCACCAGTGAAGTTGTAGGTTTCGA